TCGCCAATCGTGCCGCCACCTTCCGGCTGATAGCCGTCTTCTTTTTCGATTTCCGCCAGCGGATTTCCTGCGATTTGTCTTTCGCTCTGCGCCAAGTCTTGATCTTGTCGCCCTTCTGGCTCCAACTCCCGAAAGCCTTGGAACTGACCCATGTGCTCATAGGATCACCCCGGAAAATGCGACCTGCTTCTCAGTCAGGAAGATTCCGAGATGTACCAGGGCGTAGAGGAACCAGATTCCGACAACGAACATGAAGGCCCAGAAGGCGAGTTCTTTGCGCCAAGTCATGCCGACCTCCGATGCGTATGCGCTTCGATGATGTGAAACCCTGCCTGCCTTGCGACTTCCAGTTCTTCTGGATCATCTAGTCGAGGCGTTAGTCTTCCCGCTTTAATTCCCTCAAGCCTCATCGTTCTGATCCCAAGGCTGTAGCATTTGAACGTGTTGTCAGCGGCGTCATAGCCGTCCGTTTCGTTGGTGATCATCCGCGCAAGTCCTTCTCTTTCCATTCGCGAAATTCCCATTCACTCTCTGGCTCGATGTGAACGCGGACAGGAACAACCTTGTCATAGACTTCCTCGTTGCCCTTCATCGCGTCCATCGCATCGGCCTTGCTATGGAAAACAGCATCCGTGAACACGCCCTGGCAGCTATTCCAACATGCCCACGCTTCGTAGCCATGTGGGTTGCGGTAAATCTTTTCTGACATCACACCCCCGCTATTCGTTGAAACACTTCCTGCAATTTCTTCCGCTCAAGTTCGTCCGCTTCTAAGTCTGTCAGAAGCGGAACACGCTCATCAGCGGCACACACAACGACTTCCAATGCCGCGGCCTTGCCGTCTTTCTCCCACCACGATCCGCGTCGCCATCTAGGGCGCCAGCTATTTTCGAGCCCAGCTTTAAGACGCAGCAACGCGCCCTCGCCTCGGATGATGTGCTGAAAGTGGATGACGAGCTTTTCACTCCGCCAGCGTTGCGCCGTCTCAATTGACCCGGCCAAGTTCTTCCGGCCTGAAACACCAAGCGAGACGAGATGCGATTGCTCCCCGCCCTCGTCTCCGATGCAGTAGAGTACCCGAAGCTCTATCTCTCTTTCGACAATCCGCATGAGCGCTGCGTCTTGCGGGCTTTCCCGTCGTCGAAAATCGAGTGTCTGCATTTTGGCTGCGAGGCTCACGCCGGAACCCTTTCCTTGGAGAGCTTTTGGAGTTTGTAGAGGTCGGCATAGCGAGCGGTCTTGTTGGCAACCCGCCAAAGGTTGCGGGCGATCTCAAACAGGCGCCGCTCGCACTGGTTCTCGTTCCAGCCGAAGCGTTGCCCGATCAGCTTCAAGCTCCACCCCTGCGAGTAGAGCGTCAAAAGCCGCTGGTCGATCACCTGCGGAGATTTGGTCTTGCCGATCCGATAGGCTTCGACGCAGTGTTCAAATTCTTCGACGTTCTCAGGAAGCAGCGCCAGTTTCGCGAACCATTCCCCCGCAACGAGCGCGTCTGAAATCTCCAACCGTTTCGGGTTGATCTTCTCTCGCGGCTCAATGTCGTCCGGTGTCTGCTCTGCTTGTGCAAGCAGGTCCGACCATTCGACCAGCGTTGCCGGCCAAGCGGCTTTCGTTCCTGATGCTAGGAATCGTCTCTCACGATCCGGCATCGCTTTGAGCGTTCGGATTGCGGTGAGTGTCCGAGAGAAAACTTCGGCCTCTGAGACGTATGGCGTCCGAGGCGGAAGGGTTGGGACGTAGGTGCGGAGTTTCATGCAGCCGTTTCCTTCTCAGAAACGCGCGACAAGCGATGAGCCAAAAATGCAAATGCGCTATGAGCCCCAGATTTGACTCGTGAGGCCGGTTCCAGCTTCCCGACCCTCTCACCAGGGGCAAACACGATCGAGCCGCCTGGCACGCTATCTCCGGGCTTCCACGCTACGACTGACGCTCGGGCTAGCCGAAACTTTCCGGCAAAGACCTCATCGCGCCCTATCAGCTTAGGAGTTGCACGTAGACCGTGGATGACCGAGGTGTGGTCGCGGTAGCCGAACAAGACCATGATCTGCGAGTAGGACTTGTCTGGACGTAACTCTCTCGCAAGAGCACAGATTGCAAATCGAGCATGACACTGCCGATCGGTACTGCCTGTTCTGACGTCCAGCTCTTTCTTCGTTACGCCGAACGCGTTCGCCGTCAGGAGTGCAATTTCTCCGAGGGAGATTTTCCGGTCCATCACTGCACGTCCTCAAAAAGGAATTTCATCAAACGAGAGTTCGTTCGCTTCGAATTTGCGGACCGGCGGCGGCGCGGGCTTCTCAACCGCAAAGCCTCCAATGGCTTCGAGAACGATGAACATGCTGCCCGGAACCTGGCGCGCTAGCCGTGTCGCTTCCTGCTCTGCAGATTCTCTCGATGCGTGCTGGAATGTTGGCGCTCGTCCCTGCGGGTTCCAAACCATCCAAAAAGGTCCAGTGTTCATGCGTCATCTCCCAAAATTTCGTAGCCAATCCGATTTTCAATGAACGCGTTCAGGTCCTGGTTGAGCACGAGTTCAACCAGTGTCGGCTTGCCCATCGTTTCGTGATCTTTGACCTTATCGACGTGCAGCAATGTGGGGCCGTCGATATTTCGCCAGACACACCAGCCCATATCCGCCTTGTTGCCGTAGTGCGCCGTGTCGGCGCCATCGTTCAGCGTGAGAAGGCCGTTCTTCGCCAGCCGCTTTTCAACACCATCTTTCGGCGGATGCGCCGCGACGATCATCAGAAGCGAGTAGTCATCGGCAAGCTGCTTCAGCCGCATGATGAACTTGCCCATGTAGTCGGTCTTGCTTTCGCCCTTGGGAACCTGGTGATCGATTTCGTTGACCGGATCGATCATCACCACTTCACAGCCGTAGACCTTGACCGCGTATTCGATGCGATCGACCAAGCGTTCAAGATCGAGCGTGGTGTTGCGCTTGCGTCGAAGGAAGCGAAAGGCTTTACGGATTTCAACGTCAGCCCATGCGATGCGCTGGTCGGTCCAAACGTCGTCCATCGTGAACGGACGCCCCACCTCGCGAAGCTTGGCGACGATCAGATGCCGACGCAAATCGCGTTGGAAGCGCGGCTTTACCTTTTCTTCGAACGACGTAATGATCGTTCGCCAACCGTGAAGCCTCCAAAGATTGACCGCGAGCTGCCGGAGAACGACGCTCTTACCCGATCCGTAGGGACCGATGACGGGCATAAAGGCGGGACGCGAAAGCCGAAGGCCGTGCTGATCCAGCTTCGGAAAACCCGTCTCATAAAGCTTTTCCTCGCCCGGTTCCGGAATGTCGTCGATCGTGCAGATTTCGTCCGTCCACATCGGCCGAGCGGTCTGCACAAGATTGGAAAGGTCAGTCGGATCGGTGTCGAGGAAATCTGCCGCAGATGACACCCCTTTCGGCCAACGGACCCAACGGCATTTCGTGTCGCCAAGGCGCACGGCAATGTCGTCGCGAAGTCGTTCTTCGCCTTCGCCAAAAGCCAGAATGAACTCGCTGAAATAGTCCAGCGTATCGTCGATCTGGTATTCTGCCGCCTCTTGGCTGAAGCGATAAAGATCATCAACTTTCCGGACGACGCGAACCGACCGGACTCCGGCCTCGTTTAATGCCCTCTGGTCGGGCTCGCTTGAGCACAATGCTAAGCGCATATTCATCGTCGGTGCCGTCTGGAGCATCATTTTCGGTACCTCGCGGTCATCACGTCTCCGATGATGCCGATCATCAGCACGTCACAGGTTGTTGTGTTTTCGCGCATGAACGCGATCCGGTAGAGCCGATCGACCGACTTCGGTTTCAGAACCGCCGAAACGGGATCAGCGAGGATGCAGGCAGCGGCGCTTTGGAAATCCTTGGCGTCCATGCAGCCGTTGAAGTAGGTCAGCGTGTTCATGCGCTAGAACCTCGACAGCTTGGGTTTGTTTTTCTGCGCGCGGCGCGAACGGTTTTCCTTCGCTTGCCGGCAGAAGGCGAAGAACGCCTTCACGGTCAGGGCGCGAACCTTGCCATCCGCATGGTCTGCCTTGAGGTCCATGTAGCCGTCGCGAACAGACTCGGACCCGTAGGCAGTCACGGCCTGCTGAACCTGAGTGAATGCTAGTTCACGGTTGGGGACGTGCGGATTGATCCACTTCGCTAAGTCATCGACGATTTGCGCAGTCGCACCGTTCAGTGCGCCGATTTCCGGGACGGAATGACCGGCCGGAGTCGCAGCAACAACCTCTATTCCTGCTGGCGGGCTAATCTCTTTTCTTGGTTGTTCCTGTGTTCCTGTATTCCCTTGTTCTTCCTTATATTGTTGCCCTTCATTTGCCCCTGATTTGCCCTTGGTTTGCCCATTCGTTTGCCCGTCTATTTGCCCTTTCTTTGATTGTACAAACTGATAAATCTCGTAATTACATAGAGTTATGAAGTGACTTTGTTTGCCCTTATGTGTGCCGTTTTGATTGCCAGTTTTTGAATCGGTCTCGGAAACCTGCGTTTCGGGCGCCGAATAGCCCTTCGTAATCATCCCATTTTCTTCGAGCTTTTCGAGGAAGTTCCGTACCTGTTTCGGCGTCCATTTCCAGCGCTGCGCCAGCCATGAAACGGCGCCTAATAGCTGACCTGGCTTGATCGTCATCACGACACCGCCGTTCGTCACGCGGCCGTCGCGATAGCGGCATTCCATGATGAGATCGATCCACGCCTCAGCCGGCGCATATGGACCCTTGACGCCGAAGCCGACGATCGGGTGCGAGCGCATCGACCTGCCGATCGTCACGAACCCTTCCCGATCGGGATAGCTGTCATCCAGCGGGGGACCGCCATTGTGTCCGATGGAGGTCATCGGCGCCTCCATCCACAGGTTATCCAGTGATGCTTATTGCGCCGAAGCGCTTCATCGTGTAGAAGCATCGTTGCTTATTCCTATAGATCGACCCCTGACAGGTCCTTCTCCAATCTTGGTTCCGCTCGCCAAAGCCGAACCGCTCAAATCGAAAAGCCTCCGTCGCCAAACGGGGGCTTTTCCTTTTTCTAGCTCCCCGGTTCGCGCACGATTCCTCTGCTCCGCAAGCCCGTCAAAAGCCGCGTAAACACGGGCGAATACCCTGTGTGACACCCGAAATGATGAGCGGCTATCCGAGCCCGCGCTTCGGCCTTTGAGCGATCGGAAACCGCGTATTCGTTCCGTGAAACAGGTCGCGTGATGATCTTCATTCCGCCCGTCCTTCGACGGTCAAAACCATCGCGTTATGAGATATCCAAATCGACGTTGTCAGAATGAGCAGCACCGTGATCAACGCGCTGACGTTGCTGAAAATCAGGGCCATGACGGCGTTCGAGAGCATCCAGAAGATGCGGCGGCGCGGTTCCATCAGTCGTCGCTCCCATCGAGGAATTTGAGTTTTGGGAGGCTCGGCGTATGCACGCTCAGCCGGAGGCGATCGGCACTGGTATTGGCGGTCCATGCGCGTTGAAGCTGGATCTTCCCGAGGCGTTTTCCTGATGCAACGCGCCCCGGCTTTGATCCGGACCTATCCGGAACAACGTCGGTCGCGAGCGTGTCTGCCAAGTCTTCGATGTCGCTCATGGTCCCAACCCCGGAAATGTTATGGTGATCGGTCGGCCCTTGCCTTCCTTGCGAAGATCGAGCTGCCCACGAACGGCGCCGACATCCTTCAGAGCCTTGGAAATGATCCGGTCAGCGATTTCCAATCGCCAGCCTTTGTCCTTCGCCATGCGGCGGTATTGGATTTGAATCTCCGCCCACGTCAGGGTTTCACCGCAGGCCCATTCCGACATTTCCTCGGCAAAGATCGCCGCCATTACCGAAGGCGTCAGATCAATCGTTGCCGGTTTCTGGAAATCGTTGGCATTGGGTGGCAACGGTCCTGAAATCGCCAAATCTCTCTGCGTATCTTTAAGCAGCGTGGGAGATGCGGAAACCGGATGCGCTGGAGGCGTGGAAACGGTGGGCATCAGGCCATAAGCGCCTGTGGCAATGATCGCCATCCCCCATGTCATCGTTGCCATCATCCGCGTCTATCGTTGCCAATTGAGAAAAAAGGCGGCGGCACCGATGACAAAGCTCCGCCGTTCTCAAAGTTTGAGGAAGCGCCTGAGCAAGCCAGACGACCCCGGAGGAGATCGCCAGACGTTCTCAGTGATGCCGACCATCGGCACAGTTCGAGGGACGAAATCAGAAGGCAGCTACCCCTCCTAAGACCAGAGCGTGTGCGGGGGACAATGCGCCCGCCTGTTTCACCAAAGGTCGATTTCCCGAATCCGATCTTGCTTCCCGGTCAGTTCATCGCTGGTGTGTCGGTCCACGGCCGCAATGAAGTTCGCGAGTCGGTTTGATCGGGTTTCGTCCCCCGAACGCTACTGACGGTCACTAGATACGCCTGTGGAGTTTTTGGCTCGCTTGTCCGCTACGACTAACGGGGAATGACCCCCGTGGTGCCCCGACGAACTTGACGCCATCCCCATGGCGCAACGAGCTTTGGTACAGGGCCGCCCCACTACTCCGACCCCTGAGAAACCGAGACGCCTTGAACCAACTGAATTAAGCAGCGACGGACGCGCGCCCCTTCATGCCTTCCGGCGCGTCTCCGAAGATGTCTGGCCGCAGCTCGTACCGACTAACGCCGGTCGCCTTCTCCACGGCTAGAACTCGCTCAGGTGGGACGACCTTCCACTGCTCGACGGCCTGGCGTGATACGCCCACCTTCTTGCCGAGCCGGGTAGGATTTCCCGCGATCTTGATCGCTCTCTGAAGTGCGCTCATGCGATGCTTGTAGCCTGAAACTTGCGTTGACGCAAGTCATACTTGCATGATACGGAGGAAAAGGCAACTTTTGCTTGCCTTGCCGAGTTAACATGTTAGCTCTACCACGCAAGTATGCGTGAGATAGGCGAAATCATAAGACGGCAGCGCAAGATCCTCGGGCTCAGCCATGAGGCCATTGCGAAAGAGTTGGATGTATCGCGTCAGATGGTTGGTCAGTGGGAAAAAGGATCGCAACCGAGGCCCGATAAGGCGCAGAAATTAGCGGATTTATTACAACTAGACGTTGGCGTGATAAACCCGCTACTTCGCCCTGTAGGCCGTGTTGACACGTCCAGGGAGGTCCACTCTATTCCCGTATATCGTCTTGGAACTTTTGTTTCCGAGCGACGGGGGAATGAGAACATGTTAGGAACACCCGATGGAGAACCTAGCGAGATCTTAAGCGTGGCACCTGAACGTCGAAAGTGTTTTGCCGTCCGCATGACCGACGAGTCCATGTCGCCAACCTACAATTCGGGCGACACCCTGATCATCGATCCCACTATAGAACCTCGCGATAAATGCCGCGTGCTGGTCAGCTTCGGAGAGACGGCCATTGTCCGGCAGTACAGTTTCCGAGGCTTGGATCGGAAAGGTTCCAAGGTCTTTGACTTATCCACTCCAAATCCAGATCACATAACTGTAACCGTGAATGCCGAAAATCCAGGCAAAGTCGAAGGCGTCGTGATCGAACGGCGCGTTGAAGAATTTTCCTACTGAACGGCGTTTCTCGTATTAGTTGAATCCGGGCCAATAACCGGCCCTCGCGCGCTGCGCTGGCTGTGCAGATTGATTGCACGCCGACCCATCTCCCCTCTTGGTTAATATCTGTCCCAATTTGATCCATTTCCGCCACAGCAGCCGGACAATTCAACTCTCTTGTCTGGCATAGCAAGTTTTACTTGCGTGCAAGCCGCGCTTGCGCTAGTGTGCCTTTCACCGAAGCGAACCACCCCCACCTAGCGGGACCGGATCGCGAAGGATTGGGAAGCCCGACACCCCGTCTGCCGTTCCCAATATTTGAAGCCGGACTGGTGGCTGAGGGTAGCGTCCAACACCTCAGCGGGAGGGAAAACCCAGTCCGGCTCTTTTCTCGAGTGCTTGCGTCGAGCGGAGCGGAACCTTGAAACATGACCGATCAGTTTTGGTGCCTGTCGCCGGCGACACGGCTCTTGCTGCAGGACGAGCAACAGCGCGCCTCGAAGCTCGCAGCACTCCAAGCCTCCTTGCTCGTCTCGAACGAGCTCAAGCCCAACTCTCAGAACTCATCGACGGCTTTGACGGACTTCCGGAGGCTTACGTCTCTGGGTCCAGATATTGGGCTTGCTACCGCGAACTCGAAACGGCTTGCGAGCTTATTTCCAGCGCTCACTCAGATCTGATCGGAGGCTGAGATGCACGAGGTTCTGGCAATCGCGCTCGTCGCCATCATCGGATTTTTCGCTGTCATCGTCGTTGCCGCTCACATCAGCCAGCGCCGCGATGAAACTGAGCAACGCAACGATTACGAACTCTAACCCCAATACGAGGCAGTCTGATGTCTACCTATCATTGCCCGCAATGCGGTGAGGAAACCGACACGCTCCACGAAGGCTACTGCGAAGCCTGCTGCAGTGCGAACCAATCAGCGCTCGATACGCACAATGCTCAATTCGACATCTGGAATCAGATGACGGAACTGCAGCGTGATTTGGCTATCCGCAACGCAATCGAGAAATGAGGCACCCAATGTCTGACACCAATAAAAAAGCGCGCTTTGAAACATGCGAGCGCTGCGAAGGCACGGGCGATCACCACGTCCACATGCCGACGTTCTACGATCCTTACTACATGAGCCGCACCAATAGGCCGTGTGAGTATTGCGACGGCAAGGGGAAGGTAGAGATTGAAGACGAGCCTGCAGACGAGCAGGAGGCCGCGTGATGGCAACGATTTGCGGCATAGAACTCTCGCACCTAGCGAATGATCCGGCTCCCGAGGAGCTTGCAGAAGTCGTCGCGAATTGGGGGGCGGCTGAACAAGCGATCTTTCTCATGGCGCTCGGGGAGAAGCTTCGCTTCGCCTGCGGTCCTCGTGTGGCGATCCAGTGGCAGGCCATCGCTGAATCAATCTGCGGCCTTGAAGAAGAATTGTTGGACGGATCGGCGTCTCAACTCATCGAAGAAATTCAGAGCCGTTTGGCGTTCGCCAAATCGACGGAGGCAGTCTGATGCCGATCGAAGTTGGAAAATACCCAAACGGCGAGACGGTTGTGCGGGTTCGACTCTCGCTTTCGGACTCTCGCACTCGAATAGACGCGACCGTTGAGGGAGTGGGTGACAACGCAGATATCGCGACGGAGCGACTTCAATCTGCGCTTCAACAACTTTCCGACGAGGCGGCCGATGCTGCAGCGGCAATGGAGTGAGGCTCGTGATGCCTGACGACCCTTGGAGCCTAGCGCTTGGAACCGCGCTCATTCTTCTTCCAAACCTCATCATTGGATACGTGGCCTTTAAGGCAAGGCTGGAGCAGTAGACATGACCTTTGATCCCAAGTGCCTCGATCTCGCACAGAGCTTTCTGTCTGACGTTCCAGAGCTTGATGCTGAAAAGCTCGCTCCGGTCCTCGCGCAGCACATTCAAGAGACGATCGAGGAATTCATCGAAGGCGAACAGGTCACACCGAGCTGTGGTTGCGTGTTTTGCGACATGGGGCTTGAGCCCCACACGTCCAATGCAGGGAAGAAGGTCCACGGCGTCAAAAACCGGCTTGTCCTGTGCGCGAATGAAGGAGCAGCCGCCCGATGATCCACCCTCTTAGCCAAGCCGAAGCTGACCGCGTGTTCTCGCAACAGGATCGCGAGGACTCCGCCAAGCGCCTGCAGCCTCAATACCGCAACGCCCGCCAGCGCTTTGATCGCAACATGAAGAAGTGTGACCGGCTTCTCGCTGACTTCGACAAGCGCATTGGAACGATTTGGGACTTAGCAGAGCGGGAAGTCTACGCAGAGAGAGCGCAGATCAACGCAATGGAAATGCACGCCTTAGAGGCACTGATGCGAGGGATTATCGGATGATCGAGACATCGGCGCATGTTGAGGCATCCAAGGATGTTCTCCGCATGGATTACATCAATAGCCTGCCGCATCCGTTTCTTGCGCGTTTCTGCGGCGACAAAACGTGGTGGCCTGTCCACGACTTCGAGGTCCAGACCGGCCTGATGCGCATCGACGTGTGCGGCCTGCTTCAATGCAAGAGCTTCGGCGAGGTTGTGGAGATTCAGGACGGAAGCGGCCGAACGCACGACCCTGACAGCTTCTACAGCGACTATGACGACAGCGCCAATATCGCGGAGGCCGCCGAATGAGCAACGTCATTCACCTCAACATCATTCCGAGAGCAACAGCAATTGCACCGGAAGACAATACGGACCCGCACACAGCAGCCATCCAAGGTTTGAAGAAAGCCATTGAGGCATCAATCCGAACCTGCGGCAAGGCTTGGACCTTAAACGTCCTACGGGCTGCGATTGAGATTGATGCGAACACGAACAACTGGCGCCAGCGGGCGGCGGTTTGGAAGAAGGAGCCGAAGTGATGAGTTTATTCAAGAAAGCGGAAACGACGAGCGCGTATCTCAAAGCCGGTATCATGGGCTTCGCAGGTTCGGGCAAGACCTACACGGCGACCGAACTCGCGATTGGGCTCGTCAACCTGATGAAGTCCAAAAAGCTTCATGGCGCTGATAAGCCGGTGTTCTTCATCGACACCGAGACGGGCTCAGATTGGCAACAGCCGCGCTTTGAAGCTGAGGGCATTGAGCTTCAAGTCCTCAAGTCAAAGAGCTTTGCCGATCTCGCTCAGGCGATGAAGGAAGCTCAGGAACACGCCTCGGTGCTGATCATCGACAGCATCACGGCCTTTTGGATCGAGTTCACCGAAACCTATCAGCGGGTGAAGAAGCGCACGCGCGGCCTTGAGTTTCAGGACTGGGCCTATCTCAAGAAGGAATGGCGCGCGAAGTTCACCGAGCCATTCGTCAATTCTCCGCTGCATGTCATTCTCTGCGGCAGAGCTGGCTTCGAGTACGAGCACTACACCGACGAAGCTGGCAAGAAGCAGATTGAGAAGTCTGGCGTGAAGATGAAAGCAGAAGGCGAGCTAGGCTTCGAGCCGTCGCTTCTCGTCTTCATGGAGCGCGAACAGGACCTCGATAAGAACCGGGTCATTCACGTTGCTCACGTCTACAAGGACCGGCGCACGGATAGCAAGTCACTCGACGGCAAGAGCTTCACGAACCCGAAGTTCAAGGACTTCCTGCCTCACATCGAATTTCTGAACCTCGGTGGCCAGCAGCTTGGCGTCGATGCTTCCCGCAACTCTGCCGCGATCATCGAAACGCAGGAAGGCCGCGACCAGAACAGCCTGCAGCGCAAGATCGTTCTCGACGAGATTGAGAGCCTGCTTGTCTCGCACTTCCCGAGCACGGGCGCTGCCGACAAGAAAGCCAAGGTTGATCTGATCCGTAAGCACTTCAAGGCTGCATGGACCGAGATCGAATTGGTCATGCCGCTGTTCGATCTTCGCGTTGGTTACGACGGATTGCACCAAGAGCTTGAGGGCGCCCCGTCACGCTACGCGATTAAGCCTGCAGAGCCGGTCAATGATGAAATTCCACACATGGACGCCCCTCCGATGCCGGAGATCGTTCGTGAGGCAGCCGAATAGATTTAGCGAGGGAACAGCCAAGATGATCTTTGGAGAAGATTGGGAAAAGAACCGCCGCGAGAGCATTGCTCAAGCTAAGCGCGCACCAAAGGGAATGGAAGCAATTCAACTTGTTCCAGGTGCAATCGTGACCATGGGGCCATGTAAGCACACCGGAGACCGATCATACATCGACGTTATTTGGGAGGTCGTTGCCTGCAACGGTGGCCATGTCGCGCTCAAACGGCTCCACGGCACAACCTTCACTGACGATGTGAAGATAATCGTTGTGAGTGAACACGAATGGTATCCGGCTGAAGGACTTTTCGACGCTGTTCGTGCTGCGGGAAAAACAGCGGAATAACTTTTTTAAACCCAGGGGGATATAATGAAAGCACTTTTCATCAGCATTTCTGCAATTGCATTGCTTGCTGCGTCGCCGGTTTATGCCGGATGCAGCTTCGGAAATCCGCATGACTGCATTGGACCTGCAGGCCCAGCCGGACCTCAGGGGCCACAGGGTCCGCAAGGTGAAACCGGCGCGCAAGGTCCGCAGGGAGATATCGGCCCGCAAGGCCCACAAGGTGTCGCTGGCATCGACGGTAAAGACGGCGCTGACGGTGCGCCTGGTGCCAAAGGCGACAAAGGCGATACCGGAGCGACCGGCGCTCAGGGTATCGCTGGCAAGAATGGAACCAACGGTGTCGATGGAAAGAACGGCGTCAACGGCCTGAACGGGCGTGATGGCCGCAACTTCGACTCCGATGACACTCTTGCTCTCAGTGCTGCTCTTTCTCCTCCTGTTTGGCTTGGAGACAAAGAGACTGTCCGTGTCAGCGTTGGAACTGGTTTCAACGAAGGTGCAGCCGCTGTCGGCGCAGCGGGCGTTGTCCGGATCGATGGCGGATTGGCCGGCTTCGTGGGAGGCGCGGTAAGCACCGAGACCGGCGCGTGGGCTGGCAAAGCCGGAATTTCTCTAGGCTGGTGATCGACGTGGAAGACACTCGCCCATTGTGTCGTTTCTCGTATCAGGTTCGGGTTGTTTGATTATCGCGGCTTAGGAAAGAACCGGAAGGACGACGCGCGATGAAGAACAGACTCGTAGACCTCAACAATCATCTGTTCGCGCAGATCGAACGGCTGAGCAATGAAGACCTGACTGCGGATCAGATCGACAACGAGGTCAAGCGAACCGATGCGATTGTCTCGGTGAGCAAAGAGATCATCGCTAACGCTGACCTAGCGCTGAGAGGCGCGAGACTTGTCGCGGAATACGGCGCGCCAATCGGCAAATATCTCCCGATGATCGAGGAGGCCAAGTCATGAAGGGTCGGGATATTCCCTACAGCGCGGCTGAATTGGCATGGCTTGAAGCCAATCGCCTCATGGTCATCAGCGACTATCATCGTTCGTTCTGCGCCAAGTTTGGCCGCAGTGACGTGTCTCCGATACATCTGCATTCGCTGCGCAAGCGCAAGGGCTGGAAGACGGGGCGAACCGGATGCTTTGTGAAGGGTGCCGTTCCACACAATAAGGGCAAGCCATGCCAGCCCGGTAAAGGCGGTCGCCATCCGAACGCACGGCGGACGCAATTCAAGAAGGGCCACCTTCCGCACAACACGCACTATCTCGGCCACGAGCGCGTTTCCAAGGATGGCTATGTCGAGATCAGTGTGGACGAACGGAACCCGCATACCGGCTTTGAGCGCCGCTACGTCCTGAAGCATCTCTGGCTTTGGGAAAAGGCGAACGGCCCGGTGCCGGACGGCTATGCGCTCAAGTGCTTGGACGGAGACCGGACGAATTGCGACCCCACCAATTGGGAAGCCATCCCGCGCGCAATCCTGCCTCATCTGAATGGCCGCCACGGTACCGCCTACGACCCGGCATCTCCGGAAGTGAAGCCGCTCGTATTGACATTGGCGAAGCTTAAACACGCAGCGCGCCAAGTGAGGCAAAACCGCTCAACTGAGGACGCGGCCTGATGAACGCGCACACTCGCATCGTGGATGATCCAGAAGTCGAAAAGGCTTTGGACTTCCTCCGTGACAGTGCCCGGTCAATCGGGGAAGCGGTGAAGCGTGCCCGCCGTGCATCAAACATGATCAAGCACATCG